GTAACTTGACAGCACCTAGAATATCGAATGTGAGGGTCTCGTCTTCAGTTGAGATCAGGTTACCATTATGATTTAAATTAATTGGCATTTTTGTGAAGATTCCTATTGACTTCCTGGTATTTATCGCTTATATTGAATACATATTAAGCGGCTCCGAGGGATATGGGGCGTTGAATAGAGTAACTAGCGTTAGGCACAGGTGAGACCGGACTATTACAGCTGGTCACTGACCCTAGTGCACCTGAGGTCGCGTTGCGGCCATAGGGGATCAGAGTAACTAGTAACCATTTCGATCAAGAGTGAACCGGCCCTAGGGCCGGTTCTTTTGTTTTTACTAAAACAACAGCTATTAGCTGAAGGTTAGGTTTGCAGTTGTAACGTCAATGCGGTTTAGGTAGTCCGCAGCGTTACCAAGGCTTGACGCCTGGTTGCTGAGTTCTACGTATCCGTAACGTGTCATGAAGCTGACAACTGGCTCGAAGGTGCTTGGGTCAAGCACTGTGCCTGAGCTCATTAGAGGAATGTATGGGCAGTAGAATGCCGCTGCATCTGTCTCGTTTGAACCCTTATATCCGATAAGGATGTTGTCGTCTGTCGCATACTGGTTAACATAAACGCGCATTGAGCCGTTTAGTGTACCAACGAACTTGGTGTTTGTTGGCGCCTCGAAAGGACCTTCAGTTGTGCGAGCAAATGCACTTGTGGTAGCTGCCTGGAGCACTGTGAGGATTGTTGGTGAAACAACCATCCAGTTACCAGCGCCACGACGTGTGCGAGCTGCAATGTCGTTTGCTGCCTTGTTGATGAGCACTGCTAGTGCAGCATGTTCGTCACCAACAAAGGTTGCGGTTCCGCTTACTGCGTTCTGGTCGTATGTGCTGGTTGCAGCACCTGCGAGTGAACGTAGAGATGCTAGGATCTCTTGGTCGATTTCAGCAGTGATCTCCTGCGCGAGCGCAGCCATGATCTCTGCTTCAACGTCTAGGCCATGCATAGCTTGTGCGTCTTGCGCAGCTTCGAAAGTCCAACGTGCGCTGAGCTTACGAGTCTTTGCTTCGACGGTCTGCTTGAGGACCTGGATGTTTAGCTTACGACCAGCCTGACCTTCAAGCACTGAAGTTGCTTCAGCGCGGTCAGTTGTAGCGTTACCTGAGTAACCGTTAGCAATCTGGAACGGGCTAAGTGCCTCGTCACCAGCAACTGCTGAGTCGAATGTTTCTGCATAACGGACACGTAGAGTGTGGATTTGACCAACTGGGCCGGTCATTGGCTGCACACCAACTAGTTCGTTTGCAATAACAGTTGGCATAACACGGCGGATAACTGGTAGGATCACTTTGTTAAGTGTCGCAATGTTACCTGCTGATGTTGAGCCGACTGTTGCAGATTCTGACAACTGCTTCTTGGTGTTTTCAAGAACAGTTTCCATAACTGACTTTTTGTTACCGGTCAAGCCGTCAACGAGTGCGTCCTTGGTTGCTGACCAGTTTTCGAATAGAACGTCTGCCATTTTAATTTCTCCTTTAGCTTAGTCCTGCTAATTTCTTGAGTTCAATGATATCAGCTGAGCCACCAACGTCTTGCTGGGCGCTCTTGTTGACCTTGTCACCATTAACTTCACGTACTGGACGCTTGTTTTCAGTGAGTTTAGCCTTCTTTGCTTGTGTCTTAACATCTGAGTCTTCTGAAAGGACACTTGGAAGATACTTCTTGTATGCTGTCTTCAACTGTGAAGTCTTGACACTTTCAAGTAGTGTTCCCATTAGTTCTTTCTGACCCCTGTTTAGAGGACCAAGCATTTCGCTCATAATTTGCTTTCGCTCACTCAAGTCGGTTGCGACTCTAGCTTTGCGGTTTGCTTCTTTGAGCTGTTGTTCCCTAGCTTCTATTGCTTCTTTTGATTCAGCAAGGTTCTGCTTTAGGTTCATTATTTCTTTAGCAAGTTTAGCAGTCTGTGTGCTTTCGCTTAGAGTGCTTGTCATAAACTCGCTTGCGAATGTCTCGAAAATCTTACGACCGAACTCGTTTTCCTTAGCTGTTTGAATGTCTTCGTGTAGAGTTGTGAGCTCCTTACGCATAACATTTTCAACCATGGTTTCAAGTTTAGCTGCGCTCTTCTTGATGAAGTTGCGCTTTGCTTGTTCGATGACTTTTTGACCTTCGCGTACCATTTTGACTTTCTGCTCTGCTAGAGCTCGCTTGTCATCATGGAATTCGTTGAGTTCTTTGGTTAGCTGCTTGAGAACAAACTCTTCTAGCTTACCAAAATTAGCCTTTTGTGTTTTACGATCCTCACGCAATTCACCGATTTCCTTAGCTAGAACTTCTTGAACAAAACTATCGAGCATCTTGGCGTGCTCTTTAACCGCTTTCTTGTAACGAACGCGATCTTCTGCGACCTTGGCTTTGTCCGTTGCGAACTCTTCCAATTCGGTCATGATAGCTTCCTTCAACATTGCGTCCATTGCTTCAACAATTTGTGACTTGTCATTTTCATAACGAGACGCAAACTCTTCACGCAACTCTGCGGTCATAGCCTCGCGCTCTTCAGCAATACGTGCTTCGAACGCTTCGTTTAGCTCTGACTGAAGTTCTTCGTTAAGAACATCGCTGCCGAGGATTTCTTTAAATGACTTAGGCATGTTTATTTTCTCCCTAGGTCTTGGATAATTCGAATCATCTCTTCTTTGAGATACTTCTGTGCTCTTGGATCGTGCTGAACATTAGTTGCTACGTCCCAAATGCTATTAGCACGACGGTGATTCATGATGTGTTCATAAATCGGATCCGGATATGCTTCTGGTGCACTTGGATTCGCCACGATATCTACCGTAACAATTTCAAACTCTGACACACTGCCTGAGCCATCAACGTTACCACTTCCGCGTGAGCTGACCCCTAGTTTTACACCACTTTCCAGTAGTGTTTTACATATGTTGCCCATTGGAGTGGGCAACATTTTTAGTTTACCAACACCGTCTGATCCACGCATGTCCATATCGACAATCATGTGGCTTACACGGTCAAGGTTGATGTTCAGATCGTCTGGATGATCTGCTTCACCAAGGACTGTATAACCACCAGCAATCTTCTCTTTGAGCGACTTAACGGCGCTTGTGATTTCATTAACTGGGTATACTCTTTGATTCTGATTTCGCTTATCACCTTGGATGAAGATACCCTGCATATACAGGTCCTTGCCACCTTGGCCATTATCATGGCTTTCAGTAGTAATAGACGCTGCATCAGGCGTAATAACTTCTCTAAGAGGTGTAAACATCAGTTATCGTTTCCTTAGTGCTTTTTCTTGTCTTTGAAAAGGCTTTGTGCCTTTTCGCTTGAGTTACTTGGGTGTGAAACTTTCTTGTCCATCTTGCCCTTTTGCTCTTGTGGTCCAGTAACACTCATTTTCTTTGCTGAGTCACCTTTACCACCTTTTTCGTCTCCACCAAACTTATTGACTGGCTTTGCATGGCCGCCGCTCATATCGCTTTGGTTTTGCAGAACTGGTGAAGCTTTTCCGTCTTCATCACCTGACATTGAAACATTTTGCTTGTGTAGCTTTGCGTCTTCGCCTAGGTCATCATCTTCAAGGTCGTCATCTTCAAGGTCGTCATCTTCTTCGTCACCCATGTCGGCGTCCATGTCTCCGAATTCATCAGCAACTTCGTCGCCTTCCTCTTCGTCGCCCATTTCGTCGCCCATCATGTCGGCAAATACTGCTTTGAGTTCTTCAATAGCATCTTCGACGTTTTGGACTGCTTCTTCAGCATCACCGTCGCCGCCCATCTCTGGATCGTCGTCCATATCTAGATCGTCGCCCATATCTGGCTCGTCTTCCATGTCCATATCAACGTCCATGTCCATTTCGCCCTCAAGATCGTCAACGGCTTCATCTTCTTCGTCGTCTTCGCCAAAATATTCTTCAGCTTCGAGTTCGTCTTCCATTGTTTCGAGATCGTCCTCAAAGTCACCTGACTCGTCTTCGTCATGATAACCTTCTTCAAGGTCTTCATCTTCGTCAAGCT